TTTAGAGAGTTACGGATACCCTGAAAGAGGAGATGATATAATTGTTAGTTATCTCTTAAAAAAATACGTAGGATCTTATACAAGATCAAAGGCATGTGATGTATTATGCTTACCTGAAGGAGATGTCGGACTAAACAAAGATTCAAATCACTATAAAAAGCGTTGGGAGGTGCTTCAAGAATGTCTGAATTAAAAAGATTTCCAATTAAGTATATTAGAGATTATATTAAAAAAGATTATAAGTTACGTGATGAGTGTTATATATGCGGGTCAAAAGAAAAACTAGAACTACATCATATATTTTCAGTAAGTCAACTATTTAACGAGTGGTGTGACCTACACATGATCTCGGAAATCGATACTGTTGAAAAAATTACTTCCCTTCGTGAAAAATTTGCTATAGACTGTAAGGAAAGTTTAGACCATCACAATTTGTATACTCTTTGTAAGACACATCATCAAAGATTACATACTATTTACGGGCAACGATATTCTAATCATTTAGCACCAAAGATTATTAACTGGTTAAATATCCAAAAGGAAAAACATGGCAACTAAAGAAGTACCTGCTTGGAGACAGTGGGTTTCACAAAAATTAAATCCAGCACAACCTTCTATTGCATCTCTAGAGCCTTTTGCCTCTCCAGAGACTATTGTTGATTTCGAACAAGCCTACAGAGAGATTGAAGTAATTCATCGGTCTGTGGAGATGGTTATTAACGCTATGGTTGAGATTCCTCTCAATGTTACAGGCGGTTCAGCTAAAAAAGTAAATAAGCTTCTTAACATTAAACCAAACCCCTTTGAAGATAGAGCTAGATTATTCAGGCGCGCTTTTTTAGATTTTCATTTAGATGGTAATGCTTTTTTCTATTACGATGGTAATGATCTTTATCTTTTACCAGCAAACGACGTAGAAGTAGTCCCTGATGATCGCACTTTTGTCTCTCACTATAATTATTTAGTTCACAACCAACAGGCTCAAGATTTTTATGGGTTTGGACGTGGCAAACAAACTACAAAAGCGGAGTCAATTAGGTTTGAACCTTATGAGATAATTCACGTAATGGCAGAAAATGAATTATCTATCTTCAGAGGCACCTCAAAACTTAAGCCTATTCTTAATTTGATGGAACTTTATTACTACATGATTAAGTTTCAAAGACAGTTCTTTAAAAATAATGCTTTACCAGGTTTTGTTTTAACAACAGACAACATTTTATCAAAAAGAGTTAAAGAGCGTCTATTAGAATCCTGGCGTGCTTCTTACACCACTATTTTTGATGGTGCTAGAAATCCAGCAATTTTAGATGGTGGTTTGAAGATTGATGAATTTTCAACTAAATCGTTTGATCAACTAGACTTTGAAAACTCTATAGAGCGAATTCAACAGGATATGGCTAAGGCTTTAGGCGTGCCTTATGTGCTTCTAAAATCTGGTAACAACGCGAATATTGATGCTAACCAGAAGCTTTTTTACCTTCACACAGTTTTACCTTTATTAACACAGTTTTGTTCAGCCTTTTCTCATTTCTTTAATGGTGGAGTAACTATTACACCTGACAGACTTGCTGTACCAGCTCTTCAACCAGATAATAGAACTCAAGCAGTTTATTACTCTACTCTGGTTAACACAGGTATTATCACCCCAAATGAAGCTCGTGAAGGATTAAGATTTCCAAAACTGGAAAATAATGATACCATAAGAGTACCACAGAACATCACAGGTAGCGCAACTGACGCAACCCAAGGTGGAAGACCCTCCCAAGAGGAATCTACTAATTTAGAGGACATAACAGATGAATAAAACTCTTTATTTAAACAGTTCCTTTGAAACCAAAGCAATTAAAAAAGGCTCAAAGTCATTAAAAATTGCTGGTTATGCGAATACTACAGCGAAAGATCGTGCTGGTGACATTGTTACCGCTGAAGCATGGGCAAAAGGTGTAGAAAACTATCGTCGTAACCCAGTTCTTCTTTATCAACACAAACATGACTGTCCTATCGGACGAGTAGATAACATTCGTGTAGATAAAAAAGGCATCTACGTAGAAGGTGCGGTTTCAGAAGCAGCTGAAAAAAATCATGGCGTACAAACTCTTATTAAAGACGGAGCTTTAAAAAGCTTCTCTGTTGGATTTAGAGTAAAAGACGGAAAGTATAATCGTGAAGATGATTCTATGCTTATTACGGACGTGGAACTATTAGAAATTTCTGTAGTTTCTGTTCCTTGTAACCAAGATTCACTTTTCTCGATTCGTAAATCATTTGATTCTGATGAAGAATTTAATGAATTTAAAAAGTCTTTAAAAGAGGCAGATGCCGAAGAAATTAAGAAGATGCGTAAAATTAAAGCAGGAATCACCGACATGAGCGATGGTCATTATCATACAGTTGAAATGGATGATAATGGTAATGGTGTAACAACCTACGCATCTCATATGCAAAACCACGCTCATAAAGTTATTGGAGGTATCGTAATGGAGGCCGAAGGTCATACCCACGATATTACAATGGCAGGTGTTCCGATTCATAGCATGGAGGAGGGCGAAGTAGTAAACGAACGTCCGTTGTCTCCAACCGAGGAGGAAGCAATGAGTAACTCAAAACAAGACGAGGTTGCAGAAGTAAAAGCAGAAGAAGCTGTTACTGAAACAACTGAAGTTGAGGTTGAGGCCAAGTCAGAAGAAGTTTCTGAGGAAGTAACCGAAGCTACTGAAGAAGTAGTTGAAGAAAAAGCCGAAGAAGCTACTGAAGAAAAGGCTGAAACTGAAGAAGTTGAGGTCAAAGCAGAAACCGCGGAAGTAGTCACTGAAATGGAAAAGGATGATGAGGAAGAAGATCTTGAGATTAGAGATCCTAACGAGTCTATCCCGTTTACAAACTTGCTTTCCGAAGACGCAAGTAAACTTCAACATGGTGATCTCGTAAACTATCAAGAAAAAATGTTTAGAGTCACTAATGTCGCTACAGAGCAATCTCCAATCTTTAAATTTTTAGAGGTTGACGCTAATGGCGAAGACTGTGATAATGTTGTTAATGTGAAAACAGAAGAACATTCACAAGTCGAAAAATCTACAAGTGAAGACGCGGTTACAAGCGAAAGTCTGACTAAAGAGCTTCACGAAAATTCTGATAAGGAGAAAGACGAAATGGCTGATCAAGTCGTAGATACAATCGATCTCACAGAAGCTAACCCAGCTGAAGAGATCAAAAAAGAAGCACCACGTGCTGAAGTGTCTGAGCCTGCAGTTGCTGAACTGGTTCAAAAGACCGGTGAAGCTATCGTGAAGGAAGCAGACGCTGCTGACCAGCAAATGCTGGTTAAAGGTGATAGCGATACCGCTTATACACCGCGTGAAACAGAGCAAGTTGCAGAACTTAAAGCTCAAATGGAAAAGTATCAGGAAGAGATTGCTGCACTCCAGCGCTCCAAGATGCACTATCAGGAACAAAGCCGTAATCAGGCACAGTTCTCTGAAAAAGAAATGGCTAACGCCGTTCTTGTTGCTAAACTGCTGAACAAGCGTGACGTTTTCGACACCAAGTATGGTGCTCGCATGAAAGCTGTCACATCTGTTGACCAGTTCCTCAGCAACTTCTCACAAAACATTTATACGGAAATGGAACAGCAGCTCGTTGTTGCTCCTATGTTTAACCGTATGCAGGTGGACGCAAAAACTTTCCGCGTACCAGTTGCAGATGAAGACACCGATGGTGACGTAGCACAGTTTGCTTCTGGCACATTTGCTACCGGCATTGCCGACGCCACTCGTGTCCCAACATCGAACCAGAACACCATCAGCTCGGTGGACTTTACTCCACACAAGTTTATGGCAACCACACACCTCGCAAAAGACGAAGAAGAAGATACCGTTCTTCCTCTGCTCGACTTCCTGCGTGCAGCTGCTACCCGTCGTTTAGCCCGTGCTATCGATAAAGCAATTCTGCGTGGTACTGGTGCACTGACTAGCTTCACCGCTCAACCTACAAATGCAATTACAGCTGGTACTGGTTACGCGTCTGTTATCGAAGGTGTTACTAACCTGACAGGTGACGTAGGTGCTGGTCTGACTGTGGATACAGGTTCTGCAAACGATAAAGCCGATCCTTCGGACATCGCTGCAGCCCGCACAAAGCTTGGCAAGTATGGCCTCCAGCTTGGTGAAGACCTTGTATACTTAACCTCGATCGAAGGTTACAATAACCTCGTAACAACTTCTGACTTCCAGACAGTTAACACCTTTGGTCCTAACGCTACCTATCTGACTGGTTCTGTCGGTGCCGTTTACGGTATTCCGATTGCCATCACAGAGTTTTTAGATAACGTTGGTACTGAAAACAATGATATCGGTGTTCTGATGTATAAGCCTGGCTTTATGATCGCAGAACGTCGTGGTATCGAGATTGAGAGCGAGTATGAACCACGTCAGCAGGTCACTGCAATGTACATGAGCACTCGTATTGACTTTAAAGCTCTTACTACTAACGCAAGTGCTGCTCTTGACGCGACCAACTACAGCTACGCTGTTACAATCGAAACTGGAGCCTAATCTTAAGGTTCACATTTTTGAACTACACAGGGGGAGGCGGTCATCGCCTCCCTTTTCATTATAAGGAGATTTAAATGACAAGTATCCCAAGTGATATTACTAAAATCGAAGACGCTCGCCACTGGTGCCGTGTAAACGGATTTAGCGTTGAAGCTACAGAATCAATGGTGGCTGAGTGGGACGCTGCACCTGCAGCTACAAAGACTGTAGCAGTCGCTGCTCCAGTAGTTGAAGAACCAGAAGAAGATGAAGACGAGTGGTTATACGAAGAAGAATCTGAAGACGAAGAGTGAGAGGTAAATGGTAGACAGACTCGAAGAAAATTTAGGTAAATATCCTTTTGTAACACTAGCACAAGTAAAAGATTATTTGAGTATCTCATCTAATACACAAGATGCGAGATTATCAAACATTATATCTTATGCTACAGGTGTTGTTGAACACTACATTGGGCAAGAAATTTTAGCTAATAACTATACTGAAGTATTCGATGGTGGTAAAACATCTGTTATGGTATCTCGTCTACCCCTTTCAAATGTATTTCAAGTATCAGAATATAATGGTACTGAAGATGTAATATTATCTGATCCGACCACTATTGGTCGTCCAGTCACAACACAAGATACTGACGCTGTTACTCTAACCTTTCAGAATGATGCTCATCTTAATTCAAGAGTAAAAAAGTTTGGTAAATCCTCTTTAGAGGTTGGTTTAACTGATTTAGTTTCTGGTAATATTCCAGAAAATTTAGAATTTGAAGAGGGTGATTTTACAGTTGAATTATTTGTTCGCAGTGATGCAGCGACTCCACCTCAAAACAACCTTATCAGATTTAACACAGATGCGACAAATTATATGGAATTTGGTTTTGATTCTAACGATACAACAATTTTTCAAAGTCGTTTTGGAGGACCTTCCAATTTAGTAAGAGGCACAGGAGTTACAACAACTGCGAATTATATACCAAGATTTTTTACACACATTGCATGGTCTTTTGATTCTCAAAATCAAAGGCTATACTCACATCTAAATGGTAACTTATTTGCTAATGCAAGTTATACAGAATCAAACCATACATTCACAGCTAACGTTGAGATCGGTGGAAATTTTGCAGGTTACATTGATGAAGTACGTTTTTCGAATAAAGCACGATACAAAGAACCATCATTTACCCCACCAAGCCATCGTTTTAGACCTGATGGTGATACAGTATTTTTGACACATTTTGATGGTAAAAACAAATCCACAGAAGCTAAAGATGTTCATAGTGAGACAAATGAATATAACTTTACCCGTGATATGGGAGAGATTACTCGTGACGTAGGCGCAATTGGGACTAGAGGGACATATCCTACTATTCGTAACAGCTATCCAGCTTTGACAATGGCAGGTCCACCTTCTTTTGCACCATTTCCTGCAGGAGTGAAAGTTGAATATCGTGCTGGATATGAGTCAAGTGAAGTTCCGCAAGACTTACAACTAGCAGCATTAGACATGATAAAACTTCTGTATAAACAAGATCAGGAGAAAAAAGGTTTCTCTTTCGAAGGAGAAAGAGGTGATAATTATCCTTTAGCAGGAAATTTTCCACCACATATTAGACGTATTTTAGACTTGTATAGGATAATTTATTAATGCCTATTAAGATTGCTTCTTCATTAATTATAGATGGCAAAGATCAATCAAAAAACTTGCGAGATGCTTTCTCTATAGCAGTACGAGACATACAGGCTGGTAAGATAAAAAAGAATATTAGAGTTAGAAGAGCCTTAACTAACAACTTAAGAAAGCTTTCTGACTTTTTATCTGGTGAAGGCCCAGGAGCGATTCAAGGGTTTTTTGGAGAGCCAAAAGATAAAAGAAGATATTCAAGTCCTAGTGCAGCACCAGATGTTGAGGCTGATTTATCCTCACTAGACAATGTTTTCGGCACTGATATAGCAAGTAGACTCGCAGTTGATGTTGGAGTTACTGATAAAGATAAAAGAACCGTCGAAGTTAAACAGTCAGCTTCTAGGTCCAAGCAAATTACTTTTACTGGTATTTCAGTTGCAGGTTTTGAAGGAGTGTCTACTAAAGGGTTAGACCCTATCAGACGTAAAGAAGGTCCAAAACTATCTCTTGGTAGCGGTAAGAAAGAACAGCAAGTTATATTTGATTGGCTTTATGGCCCAGGGTCTGCTTTTAGAGAAGCATTATACAGAGCTAGCTTCCAAAAAATGCAAAACCTATTAACTTTTGTTTATGTAGATGAAAAAGGATCATTAAGACAATCTCCACAAGTTAAGGTAATACCTGGTTTTATTAAGTATATTAACGCAGCTACTAGATCTCAAGCAGAGGCACAAAAATATTTTATCGTTGAAGTTAGAGATGATAATTTTACCTTACGGACAACACCAGCTTTTGATAAACTTATTGATGACAAGTATGAAGACGTAACAAGACAAATTGAGAAAGCTCTTGTAAAAGATTTTTCTCAAAATTTGATAGACTACTTTACCCAAGGAAAAGCTAATACAGAGATTAGAAAAGCTTTAGGCGCAAAATCACAGTATACACTAGTCCAGGTTGTTGCTGAACTACTGTTCATAGCAGCAGAGTTTGATCCAAAATATGGAGGCAACCCTCTAGAAATAAGATTAGAAAAAGGCGCTCAAACTTTTGGGGCGGTTAGTCAAGGAGCACGTCGAGGTAGACCTGCTAAAAGAAAACTTAAAGACCCTATTCAGGAACAGGTTAGTTTACAACAAATTGAAGCCCTAGCTCGTAAGTTATTCAGGTCAAAAATGCCTAAAGG